GGAAGAGCTGTGTCCGGACCTCGATAGAGAGCTTCGTCGAGAGCTGGGAATGAATATCCGCACCAGCTCCACCAAGATCGCCAAGGTGTGGGAACGGTGCAAGACAGACCCCGAATTCTACATCTTCGGCGGGTTTGTACGGACATTCGACGAAAAAGACCGCAACAACCCCCGCAAGACGTTCCCCCGCAAGACCTACCTGTACCGCATGCTCGACCATATCCACACCACGGAAACGGGCGACGTGTGCGCCATTTCCAAGTCGCGCCAGCTCACCATGTCGTGGCTCCTGGGGGCGTATTCTAGCTGGGAAGCCAAATTCCACGATCACGCCCGAGTCATGTACCAGTCCAAGAAGAAAGAGGACGCAGGCGCGTTCATCTACCAAGACAGCTTCCTGCACTCGCGGATTGGCTTTATTGAGAGGGCTATGCCACTGTTCTTGCGGGCACAGAACCTCCGGGGCAAGATCGGCAAGCTCATCTACGACAACGGCTCCAGCGTCACAGCTATGCCACAGGGCGCAGACATGGCCCGGTCCTACGCTGCCAGCCTGTACCTGTTCGACGAAGCGGCGTTCCAGAAGGACTTCGCCGACACCTACAAGGCCGTGCTCCCAATGGCCAAGGGAGACCCTGGCGTGCCCAACAGCGGTGGCAGGATCATCCTACTGACCAGCGCAAAAGGTGGATCTGACTACGCGAAGATCGTAGAAGAGACCGCCAAGTTCAATTATCACCGAGAAACAAAGGCGGCATGAAATGAGCGCACAAGAGACTGTCCTGTGGTCGTCGGACTCCGCGTCATTAAACTCTGGGAACGGAGCCCACCAGTGGTTTACCAGAACAGGTGGCGTACTGACGGACTCCACAAACATCCCAGATCTGGCAGCCACAGGCGGAGTCTGGACCAAGGTAAACATGTCAGGATTTGACTACCTGCGCGTATGGGGGCAGATCCTCCTTGTCAACAACGCCGGTTGGACAGGCATCCTTTCTGGCATCATGCCGTATGCCTTTGGGCGCTCCAAGTCTACACACAACTATGACATTCTCAATGGCTTCGCAGACGAAATCCTTGGTGCCAACATCACAACCGCTGCTGGCAACGTGACGGCTGGCGCCACGAGGCTGTCCTCGTTCGCCATCCAGCGGACCCTCGAAACAACCGATATTCTCATCGGTAGCGACTGGACCAACATGCCGAGAGTGTTGCCAGGACTCCTGACCACAGACGCCTGTCCAATAGGAAGAGCGGCTGGTGCGGCAATAGGGCAGCGCAGACGGTGGTTCTACGACGTTGGCCCGATTGGGGTGAGCGCCTCGTACACTAAGACTAAGGATTTGGGGAGCCCGCTTGTTCGCTGTTCTGGGTTCGACGAGGTGTATATCGCCATGAAGATTCTCAACGATGTCTGGGTTGGCGGCGCGGGCAACATCACTGTCGCCGGCGAGATCAAGGCCGTAGCCTTCAACGAGGGGAGTCGTTACGCCTAGAGAGGCACCCAAGAAGCACAAGGGGATCAGCTACTACACTACCCAGGACGGGGTAAGAGTCGCACGGCTGCACTACTCGGCTGACCCCTCGAAAGACCCCAGTACGGTAGCTGGACTGACCTGGCTTGAGTCAGCGTCCAAGGGCTGGACCGGGGGCATGGACGGTGCTGCGTGGAGGCAAGAGTATGAGATCGACTTTGAGGTGGAGGCAGGGAAAAAGGTGTGGGAGGACTTCGACCGTACCCACTATCCATATGTCACCTATGACCCAGACCCGAAGATCAACCCGAACGCGCCGCATATCGGGCGGCATTGGCCTATCTGGTGCGGCATGGATTATGGCCTCGTCAACCCAACGGTTTTTACCGTCAACGCAATGCAGTCGCTGGACCGCGCCTACCAGTTCGATGAGGTCATCACCGTCGGCAAATCCCCGTCCGAGGTCGCTGAGATTCTGCGCGAGAAGTGGTACTTCGACCACATCAGCGGCTACGTGGGAGATTCTTCTATATGGCGCAAGCACGCCTCGGACAAGCCGGGACAGCGCAAGCTCACCAGCGTCGGGGAGATGTTCCAAGAGCAGGGAATCTATATCCAGCACGGTAGCAACGCTGCGGGCATAGACAAGGACTACATAGCCTTGTTAAATAACAACTTGTGGAAGAACAAGCAGTTTCCCAAGTGGATGATTTCCAGGGACTGCGTGGGGACTATCGACAGCTACCGGAAGCTCCAGTGGCTTGAGAACAAGACGCCGGACTCAATCGACAACAATCCAGACCCGGAGAAGATTCGCAACAAGGACGTGGACCCATTCGACGCCAACAAGTACTGGCACATGTCGGTGCCATTTGAGTCTCCCGAGGAGGTTGACGCTCCGCCAGAGTCGTTTGACTGGTACATGGAGCGCATGATGCGGGACGACGACGAGGGGGTGACGATGTTTGGCTGAGAAAAGCGCCATCCAGAAAGTCAGGGAGGCGAGCAGGCCGTTCGCCCCACATGCCGAGGGAACCCTGAAGCTGCGGGGGGCCACCTACCACTGCGACTGCATTGGGGCGTCCACTACCCGAGTAAATGGCAAGGACTACATACCGGAAGAGCTTCTTTGCGCTCGATGTGGCTCCAGGGTCAAGGCGAAGCTCGATTACAGGTGATGCTCTATGTGGGTAATGCTGTGTGACGGGTGCCGCTCTCACGGGATCGACACCGACCTTACGGAACGGCAGAACCAAGCCGCCACTGTAAGCCTCACCCCGGCGGAGGTTCTTCACCTTTGCCCTGAGAAGTGCTCTCCGCTCTACTACGAGAAGCGAGTGGAGATTCGGAAGTTACAGTCTGAGACGATGCAGAGCTACCACGCTCGGGTCTCCATTCTCAAGCAGCAACTCTGGGAGATGTTCGCCAATGCCGAAAAGGCCACAGATGACCCCGGTGAGCCAGCGCGGCTTCCCGAACAAGATCATCAAGGATCTCCGCAAGGGGAAAAAGCGTAACAACGGTGTCAGGATCTGGGAAAACCGGATTCGACGGGGAATCAAGGGCATGCAGGGCGTCTATGAGGACAGCGCCCGAAACCGCCTGTTTCACGTAGGCGAGCAGATGTCCAGGGAAGCCTGTGGGTCCGATTCTGAGTATGCCCACGTAATGAAGATGATGCAGGGAGGGGACTTCCTACAGGTCAACCGCATCCTGGCGTCCCTCGCAGCCCAGAACTCCTCTCTCTTGTGGAAGCACCCCTGGCACAGACTGTCAGTTCGCCGCCTGGTTGGGGCCAGCGCCGAAGAAATTGAACTGACTCGCAATGTCTCAGAGAATGTCCTCAACTACGTCCTGCAATCCCCTAAGAACAACTGGCTTACGAAGGCACGCCTGGCAGTCCTCTCGGCGCAGCTCGACATGGGCATCCTCAAGGCGGTCTACGTGCCACATGAGGGTGACGATCCAACCCCGCTAGAGCGCAAATACGGGAAAATCGTCAAGTCCTCTACGGACGGCAGGGACATGATGCACTTCCTCGGAGGACAGCCAAAGCTGACAGCCGAAGGGAACCCAATCGTGCACGGGTCGGACGGGTACGAAATCGAGGGTCGAGACCCAGGGGACTACTGGCGGACAGAATGGGTGGACGTGCAAAGCATGGTCTTTGATCCAGAGGGGGGGAACTCGCTCGACGAGTCGCATGCCTGGTGCGCCCAGCGCATGGTCTGGCGCTGGAACAGGTTCAAGGACAACATGTTATTCCAAGACGCCATGAAAGACGTTAAGAGAGTCGCCAGGTATCTCGACGACGAGGACATCTATTCGCCTACCAAGAAGGCCATCGAATCAGGGCTCGGAAGCGACTCGGACTCAGGGTCAGGAGGCGCAGGCGGCACAGACGGTGGCCAGGTAAACGAGATCGACGCCGACGTAATGAGGGTCTGGGGCTGGCAGTGCTGGGACTTCGACAAGCGCGAAGTGGTCTACCTCGTAGACGACTACGAGAAAGAAGCCCAGGTACTGGAATACCCAGACTACATGAGCAAATCCCTGTCTCCATACTCGATCATCAAGATCCACGAGAAGCCGGGCGTTTTCGAGCCAATCTCGGAAGTGTCGCAGGTACGGGGACTTACGAGAGCCTACAACTTCATCCTGACTCTCAACTACCGGCACATCCAGCGATACACGCGCTGGTACTTGTACCGGGAGGGGATGTTCAGGCCCAACGAGAAGTCCCGCATCATGGACAAAGAGGACGGGCGAGCTGTCGCCTATAAGGACGGTTTTTCCCCGAACGAGTTTACCCCGGTCAAGGACGCCCCACTTGGGCAGGACCAATATGCGCTTGCTCAGACACTGAGGGCAGACCATGACATGCTCCTGGGAAGCTCTGGGGAGCAGAAGGGCATCGCGGAGTCCGATACTGCCACACAGTCCTTGTTGGTCAAGGAAGGGGTCGCCGGTCGCCAGGGGGACAAGCGCCAGCAGATTGCCGAGGGATTCACGGACCACTCGCGGAAGATCCACGCCATGATCCAGTCCACGCCAGAGATGGACACCTCGATGATGGTGCAGATAGCTGGCCCCAACGGGGTGATGTACCAGAAGATGCACAGCCGGGCGCAGATCCAGGGCGACTACGTGCACAGCATCAACCTAGAGGAGCTGCAACCGCCAGACCGGGAAAATGACCGCCGGGAATTCCGTGAGCTGTACTCGATCTTTGGCGCTCCGCTGCTCAAGGTGCGCTCTCTCACCCGGAAGTTCATGCAGTCGTTCAGTGGCTTCGACCCGGCGATTGTCGAGGAACTCACCCAGTTTGGTAGCGACATGTTCGACCAGATGGCAGCAGCCAACGAGGACGGCGGAAACAAGGTAGACGGACAAGGTAAGACCGGCACTGGAAGCACCAAGGCCAGGTCACAGGGCCACATCCAGAGGGCGGGAGGCTGATATGCCCTTCTACGACTATGCGTGCCTCAAGTGCCAGGTCGAGAACAAGGACGGCACTGCCGACATCAAGACAGCAGAGATCTTCTGCTCCATGAAGGACATCCAG